CATAGAACCTTGAGAATTTCCTGCGGATGATACATCGGACCCTCCAGCCGACGCAGCAACAGGACCTTCATTATTGGGCAACATTCCTGTTGCCATCATAACTGCAGACTGTATTTGAGATGTAAGCATTGTCAAAGAACCCTGGTCAATAGCATCATCCATAAGTTCTTCAAAGATTTCTTCCATCTTTTCGTTCGGGAACTCCTCACCCAACGTACGCAAAGCACCACGCTTAGACTCAAGACCCAGACCCATTTTAGCCTGTACTTCATTAAGTTTAATAAGAACGTCAACTGGCAACGGGTCGGGCCAATGACACGTTGTTTTATACGTAACAGGGTCTGCAGGGTCCAATTGAAGCAAGTTGTCTCGTTCTGGCTTTGCTGCTTTTAATGGATTATAAACTAACATGTCTGGTCGGAATACAACGGCAGTACGAATAATAAGTTCATTAATTCGTTCAAGACCTTTTGTAAAATGAATTTTTTTCATTTTGTAACGATTCATCAAGGGTTGATATTGAATTGCCAAAGCAACTCCAGAAGTATTGGATACTGGTTGAAATTGCCCTAAAGCCGCTTCTGGAATGCCAGTAATTTCATGCATTGTTCGTTTTAAAAATTGAATATATTCTAAAGCCCCAGCCATTTCTCCGCGAGACTCAAGATTAAATACTTGTGCATCTTTTGGCAAACCAGCCCAAACTTTCTTTGGGCCTCGCTCAAGTTGGCTTGCTTTTGCACCAGTAATGATTGTTACAGGAGCAGCATGGTAGTTAATAATGTCTGAAACTTCAGTCATTTTTTCGTTAAGTTCACGATTCAACGGAATAATATCGTAAATATCTGACTGACCCCACGGCGACGAAGAAATGCTTACGTTAGCAATATGTATTATTGGAACGCTTCCGAGCACGTTTTGGTATTCATCAATCAATTCATCGTTAATAAATTGTTGAATGTTTTCGTCAGTGAGTATTTCTGTAAACGTATATACCTGACGGGTTCCTTCAGCAGATGTTCCCCAAAAACGATATTTAAGTTTAAACCGAATAATACGGTCACGGTCATGCGGATGATACTCAGGAAAACAATGCGCTGGATTAAGTGGAATAACCCTAATACGACCCTCATGAGGAACGCCAGCGGTGTCTACAAAGGGTTCTTCATACGCTATTTTAACAAAACAATCGCCAGTAACTCCAGCCAATTGTCCCATTTCCCACAAAACTTTATGTTTATTGTTATGCGTATTCCATACATCGTCTAATAAATGAGGAATAATTGCGTTGTTTTGTTCTGGAGTTTTAAATTGAACCCCTTGTCCAAAACAAAAATTGGTAATGTAATCCGACATGGTGCGGACGTAGTTCATGTAAAATTGAGATTCGCCCATTTCGCGGCGATATGACCAGTGGTGCCCCAAGTACCACGCCCAAGCAGACGCATACCTATTTAAACGTGGACCGTGAACCTCAAACTCTTCATCGGCTAACTCAACAAGCCCTAAAGGGCTGATAGCAACTGTTAAATCACTAGCGGCGGCGCGATAAGAGGGGGACCAAAAATCAATTGCCATTTAATGTTTTATCTCTTTTTGTTTTTTGAAACGGCTTTCTTAACTGCAGGAATCTTGGCGACACTAGTCGGTTGGGCAATTGTTTCTTTAACCGTGGCCTCAACAACTTTGCTTTGTCTAGCAAAAAAGTTAGCAATTTGAGGGTCTCCAATTTTAGTGCTAAGTACGTTAAGCACATACAGAATAGCAGGTAAAATTACTATGTTAAGAGATGCGTCAATTTCATAAGTAGATAGAACATAGGAAACAAGTCCTACCACCCCACCTTTGGTGGCCACATCGCAAATATCGCTTACATTAATCTTTTTAGACATTATTATTCTCCTTAAGAGGTTGTTAGTTTAATTATACCTTTTTACGTCGTTTAACGCTTACTTTTTCGCCTTGTACAAATGAATGATAAGGCGACCCTGTATTGGGGTCGTATTTAGCAGCAATAGCCATAGAACGAAAAGCATACGTTTTTGCCAATTGGCTATTTACTTTTTTGTTACGAATTAATACTGACAAGGCTCCCAAAGCATATGATGAGCCAGACCCCAAAGCATACAATCCAGTTGCTTCGGACGACCAGGAATAATCGCTTTCTACAACGTATATAGTGTTGTTTACAGAAACAATTACTGACGAACCTTGTTCAGCAATGTGGTCTTTATCCTCTCTATTCTCAGGTACCGAATAGCCTTGCAAATCAAAGCATTCTCTAAGGGCTGGTATAAATTTCATTGTAAAAAATTGGTCTAATGCCTTTTTATTACACTTTGTTGGAGGAGATGGCGGTTGAAATACGTGGTGCAAAATATTAATAGCACGAACATCTCCCGCCGCTCCAAGCAAGTATTTACCGTTTTGAGCAACTTTGCTTGAACCTTCTCTTAACGTTCCAATTTGAGACAAATTATCGGTAGTTGAAGATACACGTGAGTCTGAACAGATTACAGAAAACCCGTCTCCTTGAATACCGATGATAGTAGTCATTATTGCTTAGCAATAAATTCTTTATCTTTATAAAATGCCCAACCATTATAAATGGGTATTAATTCATATGAAAATTTGTGGTCTCCACTTTGTTCATAAGTTACAACCGCCATTCCTTGTTGCCAATTTTCGTATCTAACTAGAGGTCTCCCATCAAGGTCAACGCCGCCTTTGGTTGACGGAACCGCTCCATCAATACGTGCAAGACAACCAGGTGAAGCCGCCATAATTGTACGAGGGCCGTCAAAATCTTCTCTTGTTTTATAAGCAGTTTCAATTCTGTGAATGTGACCATAAATTACGGAAGTCTTTTCTTGATTGAGATAAATGTTGGCGGTAGAACCAGATGATTTAATTCGGTCTCCATGAATTACACGAAGTTTTTGATTAATCCAAAAATCAGATGCTGGATATCCTGGTCTGTATTCAATTTTAAAATCTTCCATACGACAAAGATATGGAATAGTTAAAACTGGCCAAGATTCGGGAACGTTACCTTTTCTCAACCCATACGCAGCGGTTGCATTTGTAAGTAAGTATTTTGGCATGCGCTCTTCGTGATTACCAGCAAGCCATATAATTTTTGCATTTGGAGCGACATCACGAAGTTCGGCACAAAACTTAGTTGCACGGTCAATTGACGCCTGGGTTGTTTGTTGATATGCAGGAGTAGTTATATATTTACTCATTTCAGGCAAATCTAAGTTGTCACCAACACAGACAATTATTTGCGGATTTACTTCTTTTATTAATTCAAGTGCAATTTGCATTGCTTTTTCATCATGGGTCGGTTCAAGTTCCCCATCTCGTCCTCGGTAATAACCTATTTGAGCATCAGGAATTATTACGCATTTTTTGTATTTGTTTTTGTTTTTAATAATTGACTTTTTATGAGGCAACTTAATGGCTGGACCTTGTTGAATAACGGGCCATTGAGGACCGTTTTCCCAAGCAGGTGAAAATTGAATGGCAGCAAGGTCGTGAACTTCTGCCTCGCCTTCGTCATTTTTAGTAAGAGACTGGTAAATAGATACTTTTTTTACATCACCAATGTCTTCAATATTTATGTTCTTACGTTCAAGAAGTTCAAGTAATTGACCAAGAACTTTGGTTTTTTTAGTCGGTTGGTTTAAATCATTGATTAGATTATTCACAAGAGCACCCCTTATTAACGTGTCGTTGAATTGTACTTATACTTACTGGATAACCATTTTTACGAAGAACTTTAGATAACCAAACACTGCTGTACATTTTGTTTTTACCTTGATATTGCGTAGTGCGAATTAATTCAATTGCTTTAATCATCGCTTCCTTGGCATCTTCAGGAAGAGAGTCAAGCATACGACCTACTTTGCACTTTTGTATTTCTAATTCTTTTTTAGGATTTTGTAAATCGTTAATTAATGAGAAGTTGTCCAAATTGCGCTCCAGTTTGTAAACGAATTATGCGGTAATAGCGTCCCATGTTTTGTCGTTGCAGATGCCATTGGGTTTCAGGTTAACAGACTGTTTGAAGTAATTCAACGCTTTTTGTGTGGCAGGTCCAAAATAACCATCGGCGGTGCAAGCAAAGCCTTTTTTAGTAAGAAGTTCTTGCATTTGCCTTACTTTATTGCCTGTATCTCCTAATACAAGGCGTAAAGTGCTTTTATCTTCGTTTTCAACAATAGAAGCGCTGTCACTTTTACCTTTTGGTGCTTTAATATTGTTTTTATCCATGTATTCTTTAACAGCCGCAGATGGCACATCACCATCGCAATAGCGCAAATGCCAGGGTTCTTCTGGAACCACTTCCCATGAAAATCCAAATGTTTTAACGTTGTCAATTAACCATTGAAGACGCTTTGGTTCAGCGGCAGAATGAACATCAACCGCAATTCCCAAATTATGCTGAGAGGTACCAGGTGCGGCAAGGCTCGCCAATTTTGGGTCCTTCTTGTACCATTTAACACCTTCAAATGTTCTTGTTGAATTGCCGTTTGGTTCTTTGGTGTATCTTTGTTTGAAGGCGGCAAGTTGCGACTCATATGTGCGATAAGTGTCTCCTGCTGAGACGGGCTTTAATTCAATGCCGTCATCCTTTGCTTCCCCCACCATTGCAGCCCAAGCAGCGGCAGCAAGCCAATGCAATTTTCCACCACCGACAGCAGGACAAAGCAGATGTTCAGGCAATTTACCAGGTTGAACACCCTTTAAATCGGCTGGCATTTTTACTGGAACAATGTAGTCCCAAGCAACTTTCTTAGACATCCTTAATTCCTTTTGCGTTGTGTTTTTGTTGGTATTAATGATAACTGTTCTGCGGTCTGCAATTCATTCCTTCGTCTGTTCCGAACGGCGGAGTCAAGTAAAGGTTTTTGAGACGCAGTTCTTGACATGTAGTCTTTATGGGCTGCACTAGCAGTTCTACCAAAGCCTAGTTTGTGTAAAACTGGACGAAGTTCGGGCAAAGTTTCCCACATTTGACCAAGGGCCAATTTATTTGCAAGGTGTACATCATAATGCTCATCTAAATTAGTGGGAGCATGTCCCCCATAACGGTAAGTTCTATTAGAACGACGGCGAACGTTCCTTCGTTGTCGTGCCAACTCGTGGTTTTGTGCGGCTATCACATCTTCTCTAATTTGATAGTGGTCTAGCAGTTTTTGACGGTCTGGAATTGCAAGGTCATCTCCTGGATTTGTCGCCAAATGCTGACGAACAGCCGAATAGAGTGCTCTTTCTGTAGCGTTCCAATTTCCGTATTCGGAAGAATATCCGCTAGTTTTAATTTGTTTTGCACGAACATCAGAATCGTGAAGCACACTTTCAAACTGACCACGATGGTAATACGTCCTATCGGTGTGAGCATCTGCATAGCCTTCCGCAATAGGGTCCGTTGTGACATCACCTTGTCTACGGCGAACTCGTTCCGTTCTTACGTTATAACCACGCCAAGGTTCAAAAGTGTGTCCAATTTCATGCACAAGCGTAGACGTTTTTGGAACGTACTTATTTTTAACTGGAACAGTTTTATGAGTAATAGGTTCTTTTCTTTCACCTACTTTATTGCCTTGGTCATCCCATGTAGTATAAGTTCTTGTCGGTAGTTTAGTGGGGTTTGCCCTATCTGGTTCGTGACGGGTGTGCCAAGTTACTTTTCTGTAGTTTCCACCACCTGCGGTCCTTCTGTCAGGACCGTTCTCAAGTTTTACAATTCTTGCAGAGTGCTTTTCAGTGTTTTTACCAGCACCTGGAAACACGTTTGGAACAATGTCATTAGTTTCTAAAAAATCCATTACGTGGAAATTGTGTGCTGGTGCATTGTCAGACTCATAGGCATTTACTATGTCGTCAATGTCCACGCCGTCAAGGTGGTTGTGATGATTGTATCCTCCTTCTTCTCCTCTTTTTCGTGAATCAAGGATAGATTGTTTACTGTCGTTATCCAATTCTTCAACGTGTTGTCCTTTTTCCACCTCGTGTCGTGAAACGTAACTTGAACTCCTATTTTTAATAGGCAAATTCAAGTCGCCAAGGGTCATTTTCTCTAAATCGTCATTGGTATAAATAGTGCCATTAGGATGCCGCCACCGAATATGCTCTTTACCTTTGTGCGTTGCAATTATGTCTTGATAGTATTCTGCTGCATCTGGATTGTGCTTTTCGTATTGTCCCTCTTTCCAAAACTTTTCATTAAAGATTGGTGTATTGGAAGGTTCGTAACCAACCGTTTTGATGGGTACTTTTTGGTAAGCCTGCTCAACACCAACTACGATGCCCCCGCCCCTGAAAGAGGAGTGCCCACGGTCTCCCAATTCTCCTGTTAATACGGCATGCGTTCTGCCGATATCTGACATTGTTGTATCAGTCTCATTGATTGATTCAACAAATCCAGCAATATGTCCTTCAGCGGCGGGTCCTTTAAGTTTGGCACGACGTGCGTAATCAACGGGGTCCGTTAAACTTAGCGACTTTTTAATGGCTTTAGTACGGTCCTCACTACTTACCGTAGGGTCTTGTACCAAACCAGTATGGGCATATGGACTGAACAACATCCCTTGAGGATTGGTGTCACGTTTAGAATTAACTTCTTCCGCTGTTCTGTAGTCTTCACGTACATAATAATCAGTAGTACCACCCGTATCTGGATTTTGCCAGTACGTGTTTTTAAACTGACTGCCTAAAGTCATTTTTCAACAACTTCTTTACCCATTATCTGTCTCTTCACTGTTTGTTGTCGGCTTTTGCCTTTGGCGATTTCTTGTCCACTTTGTTAAACACTTCGTTAATTTCAGAAGTAGTTAATTTTCCGTCTTCAAGGAACGCCCGTGACAAACCTTCAACAACTACTGCAACCCCTGCAATTCCAGCCATGAATACGGCCTTAAGTACTGGAACACCAGCAATTGTTCCTGCACCGATAACACCAAGACCAGATGCGGCGAAAGTAGCAAGAATTCTAAGAAAGACATTTACGAACAGGTCTTTCTTTTTCATTTTTTACCTTTTTTTGAATGCCATGAAATGTGGTCGTACAAACCAGTTTTAACTTCGTGAACATCAACTTTTAAGTCTTTTAATGCTTCCATTGTTTTATTATGGTCGTTTTTATTTTCAACTCTAAACGCAATTAAAGCCTTTATTAAATATCCAATACCCCCACCAATAACAGGGATTGCTGTAACCGCGATAGCCGTCCACAATTCTGGAGTCATCCCAACCTCGCACGCGAAGTACTTCTGCCCAATCTCCCATACGAACTACCTTTGTTTTTTGGACCAAATATGTCTCCACGAAGTTGTTTAACTTCTTCATAATCCAAACGTCTTTGAATATCCAGTTGATTAATGTTGGCTGGATTGGCTTTGTTGTAAATAGCCTTTGCCCGACTTCTCATACGAGCAGTGTCTATAAAACGGACTCTTGGACTTACTCCAGCACCTCTGATTCTAGTAAAAGGTTTATGCGGTTTAAAAGCGTCAGTTGGGTCTTTAATAGTTTTGGCGCTACTTGACTCACGGCGCGCTGTTTGAATACCGCTTACGTTTCCAATAAAGCCAATACGACGCCCAGTATCACTTGATACAAAACGATTTTTAAAGTTATAATCGTAGCCTAAATTTTTATGAGAATGCTGAGTTCCGTAAAATTCAGACCATCTAGCCTTTTTCATTGCTGAAAAATCGTATAACCCGCCTCCTTGATATGACCCAGCAATAGGGATACCAGACAAAGACGTTGTTAGCGGAATGATTACTTTTCTAGGGTCTCTACTTCTTCCTCTTGGCGCACCCTCTCTGCCTTCTCCTAGCGCACTGCCTTGACGAGCCATAAACAGTACCTAATATTAAGTTTTACTTAATCTGTTACAACTGTTGGATTTGGGCGGTTCATGTGTGCGCCCGAATTGTACTCCATCTCAAATGTTGGCATTCCGTCTCCAGCCATAGCGCCAGTTACAAAATCACTAAGCATCGCTGGTGCTTCAATCCACGAAGCCGAGCCTACGTGTGCACGCTCGCGCATAGTGTCTTCAGCATGCTTGTAGAACATCTCTGGGTTGTTGTGATTTTGACGCAGTGGCGAAGATGCAGTATCAACATACGCGCCAATTGAGAAGTCGTTTGGAACGTCGGTGTCTGTAGCAACACCTTCTTCAAAGCGAAGTGGACCTTTATTTCCAGGGATGCTTGGGGCCACAGTTCTCTGGAACAGAATTTCTCCACGACCAGTTTCTTGATAGGGGTTTTGCGGAGCAACTGCTAAATTTGTTGTTGGGTCTTGCATTTTATAATCCTCCAAAAGTGGATGTTACTTCTATCTACTCTATCATTTTTTAACGCTTGTTACCTATAAAACGGTGATATGCCTACTTGAACTTCTGGCATTGTATTATGAACTGTCATCGCACACGCAAGAGCAAGAGAATCTGGATAGTCGTCAAAAGCCCCCTTTTCATCGGGAGCAGCAGCAAGCAAATACGGACCTTTGTAAACTTTTTCAAGGTCTGCCATTTGTTGGTTAAATCGTTTCCATGAGCGTGTTCTTCTTGCTTTAGAATGAGCAGGAACAACCAATTGGTCGCGCTGTATTAATTCAGTTAAATGAACCCATCTTTCATGCTGGGCTTTTGAATCTGACGACATTGCTATAACTTCTATGTCGGACAACAACAATTGTAAACGTTCGGCAACTGCTCCACCAACTCCTTGTGAATCTACACCAATCCGAATAATAGAATAATGCCTTAAAAAATCAACAATTTCAAAATATTGTTGTTCCCATTCTTGATTGTTTATTTCAAGCCAGTTTAGAATCCTATGCTCATAAAAACCAAAAGCATCTGGATGGTCCCAATCCACCCAAACAATGGTAACTACCGTGGAGTCGTTAGAACGAGCAACGTCAATTCCAGCAACGACCTGGGTTCTCCACCATTCTTTGATTAATGGCATGCTTTGGTCAAACAACCGTGTCATACGTTCTTCGGTGACAAACATACCTTTTTCAAGAATCCAGCGGTTGCAATAGGACATCTGGAACTCGTCAGAATCCTCCCCAATTCTTACCTTTTCTTTAGCAATAAACTTCCCATAATTAGGGTTGTATTTAGATGCCGAACGGTAATCGTATTCAAAATGGGCTTGTCTGTGGCGACGACCCCCATTGACTTCTCTTCTTTTGTTAAATTGAATCATTTTATAAAAATATGACTTGTTTCTTGAGGCGGTACCAGTCAAACAAATAGTTCCGTTGTTAAACGCAAGCATTGGTTTTATTGATTTAGTAACCATAAATTCGTCGGCTTGTTGAGATTCGTCAATAAGAATAAAATGATAAGTTTTTGATTCAATTTTGGCTTTAGGATTGCACGTTTGCATTCTGCACAAAGAACCCGCATTTTTCAATGTAATTATTTTTCCTTTGCCACGCGCCCCACCAGACGACGCTTTATCGTCAATTTCTGGGTCAAGAAGAAAATTAAGAGCGTGCTCACTGGTTAGTTTAGTAACTATACGACTAAACACCGTGTCTGCCTGGTCTTCTGTTGGGGCAAATACCCCGCACCAAAACCCATTTTCAAATTTATCCAACCATATTGGATACACGGGCGCAAGTTTTGGCAAAATAACCATCATTGACGCCATTACTCCAGATATAACTTCTGATTTTCCAGATTGGCGACAACCTAGAACGGTTATTTCATCACCATCACCCAATACTATAGACTCAATTAAACGATACGCAATAGGAATTTGATAAGGGAAAAATTCAATATTACAAAACTCTTCTGTAAAAACAATTAACTTTTTAACAAGTTGGTCAACAAATTCAGACGACGCCTCGTTTAATTCTGGAGAAAGTTCCTCAATGTCAAGTACGTCTGACAGTTCATTGGTTTCATTTTCCACGTTGACTAAGTTCCGTATGAATATTGGTTAAAATTTCAAACACTTCGTCAACTGTTGAATATTCGGCCCCATGATAACGGTACTTATCAAAGGTTGCCCCTAAATCCATCACCGTAGTTTCATACCAATTTAACAACGAAGGCAAATCCATTCGTGTGACACGAGTAGATGGTAGTTTGTGGTCGGTTACTTTTTTCCAAAGATTTAATGCCATTCGCTAATCTCCTTTGGTTTGTGGGTAAGTTCACGACCCTTTAACGCATTCAACAGTCCGTTCATTTCATCAATTGCATTAGTACGTTTACACAACCCTATTTGAAACGCATATTTTCCTAAACCTAATTGTATTCCCTTTCCAGTTCTCCACGGGTAATCAGTTTCTCTCATAAACCCAATAGATACAGAGAAACCCTTATGTGTGTCTCTTAAAATCCAGTAAATATAACCAATCCCTAAAACAAGATTAAGAGTTCCTTTAAATAAATAAACTCCCAAAAACACAGCAAGAGGCAAAGAAACAATCAACAAATTTTGTTTGGAAAATATAGCATATACGCTATATAACGACGATATAACAAAAACCCAAAGCACCGTATATCCAAATAATCTTTTCATAGACTACAGTCTAATGCCAGCGCTGTCCGTTCCGCTGTTTGGTGCAAAATCAAAGAATTGGTCGGCATACGGCGTATCACTTGCTGGCCTGTAACCGTAACCATTCAATGTTGTGTTGATAAAAGTACCTTTTGAATTACTTGCAGCAAAAGATTTGTACACGTCAATGGACACTGGTCCGTAAACCCAATCTGGTCCCTTTCTTCCATTTTTGTGAAATCTGACTAAAATGTAACCAATGGTTGTGCCGTACAGACTAAACAGCGGTTGGTCTATTACAAATTTATGAGAACATAACCGTGTACTGCCTGCTGGTCCTTGACCGTAATTTGAGGGGTCGTCTGGTTTGTTTGCAATTTGAGCAACACGAACAGCGCTAAATAAAGAAGTGTCCTCATCTTTAACTGGTCTATTGGTCGCATCTGTTACGATGTTTCCAAAGTCGTCAACAACCGCACCACCAGCAACTTTTTGCGACAATAGGGTTCTTTTTTTAATTTCTTCTCGTTCTTGTGCGTCACGATTTTCTTGTTCTATTCGTTCAGTCAGAGAAAGGCGCTTTTTAGGCAAACCACGCTTACGAAATCCCATTTAACCATTATCCCACAAAACAGGCTACTTAATCTTTTCCAACTTTTACAAACATTGATGAATCAGACCACCCGATTTCCCCGTCTGGAAAAGTATTAAAGGCAAGAGAAATACGAGGTTCCTCTTCTAAATGTTTCCCAATGTGATGATTTAAACTGCTTTCAAACAATACTAAACGATTAGGCACCGACAAAACAGAGTAGTTTGTACAATTTTCGTGAGTAAAAGAACTAGGAGAGCAGGGTAGGATTGGTTGAGGTTTGGGACTATGAAAGAAAAGTTCTCCAGTTAAACCTTTAGTAAAACTATTTCCTCCATCGTACGCAACTCCGCTTATTAAAGAATTTTTATGAGAATGGGGTTTAGAAAAACCATTTTGCTCTGTCTTGGTTAGCCATGATGTTGTTATTTTTAACGGTATAGAATCCCATTTAAAAATTTCGTTTTTATACAATTCGGCACAATGTTGCAAAAAAGCATGTTCTTCTGGGTAATTTTTCAAAACATTTGTGGATTCTGATTGGTAGTTTTTATGACAATGGTCATGAATATTTTCTACCCATTTTGCGTTTTTTCTTTCATGTTCAAATAACTTTTTCAATGTTTGACCTATGTCAATAATGGCTACAGGATATGAAAAAAAATGTTCTATAACTACTTCCATGTATTAGTCCTCTTTGTAATATGTTTTTTTAAGATATTGGTATAACGTTAATTCTTTTTTAGCCGCTTCTTTCCATCTTTCTTTTCTTTTTTCATATTCATCTAAAACTCCAGAAATATTTATAAGTGGGTCATATTCATACATCAATGCGGACGCACTAATCCTATAGTCGTCCCACATTAATAAATTCATTCCCGTTGATAAATATACCCCTCCCCCATTTATATATGGGTGATACCACTCATTCATAAAATTGTTTCCTAAATAGTACAAATTTTGAACACGTTTTTGAGTTTGTGTGTACGGGTCCCCGTTACGGTCAATAAAGTGTTTATTTTTAATAGTTTCCCAATAAGGGGTATCGTCCCTATGAGATAAAGCGTAATGTAAAATAATAAATTCAGTAAACCCATCAAACAGATTACGACAAGCAACATTGTACATATCTCTATCAAATTGAGATATGTCATCTCGTTTTAAAACAGCAATCAAACGTGTCAAATATTCGTGGACACTGTACAAACCATTGCCTTCTATTGGTTCATTAAAACTAGCAGACAGCCCAATGGCTACAACATTTTTAACAAATATTCTTGCATGCGTCCCAATTTTAAATTTTAAATGTTTAAACTTAAGATTTTTTATCTCCTCATCAGTTCGTTTAACAACCAGATTGTTCTTAATATGTTGTTTTAATTCTTCTTGTGCTTGCTCTGGAGTAACAAACTTGTCTGAATACACATATCCAGTTCCTATCCTTGAATATAATGGAGTGTTCCAAACCCAACCATTGTCTATTGCGGTGCAATCTGTGTATGGGCGTATTTCTAAATTTTTATCTTTATATGGAACTTGACATGCCCAAGCACTGTTATTTGGTAACAAGTCTTCATAAGATTCAAAAGGTTCGTTTAAAGTTTGTTCTAATAACATGCTTTTAAAACCAGTGCAATCAATAAATAAATCTGCTGTAATTTCTGTGTCGTCTGTAAATATTAACTTTTCAATACCTTTTTCGTTTGTTGTTATATTTTTTACAGTTTTTGGGATTAATGTAATCCCTTTTGGAAGGCAATATTCGTTTTTAAGCCATTGAGCAAACTTTATTGCGTCAAAGTGGTATGCAATATCTCGTAATGGGTTGAAATTATCAAATTGATTATCATTATTTTCTGAATATTTATTTTCTTCAAATAAGGACGCTGCTGGGAATAAACATTCTACAAAATCAGAAATTGGAGTATCTGGATAAAAGTATTTTTTCTTATGCCAAATATCAAATGGATTTTCTCCAAATGTTGTGTATGGAATACCAAGTGGATAATGAAACCCTCCAGAATCTTTTTTATAAAAATTATTAAATTTTATGCTTAGTTTCAAAGATGCATCAGTTGCTTTTATCAAAGCAGATTCGTCTAAATCTAGATAATTTATCCACGGCCTTAACAAACCAACAGTTGACTCTCCAACACCTATGGTCTCAAAGTTTGGTGATTCAATTACTGAAATCTCTTTATTTGGAAAAGTTTTAATAAGCGTTGCTGCTGTCATCCAACCAGCAGAACCTCCACCAACTACAACTATTTTATTCAGCATATATTAGAACCAATTCAAATTTATGACTAGTCTAGGACTGTTGGTGCTAGTGCTGCTTGTATGATAAATCAACGGGTCAAGTATGGCTAATTTATTTCTAACAGACTCTATCTTTGTGCCATCCGTTAATGCTGTATAACCATTATTGTTGTTTACATAATATACAGCAGTATAAATATCTCCCCAATCATAATCAACGTGAAATCCGTGTTCAACAATTGTGGTTGTGGTCGGGTACAAATTGGCTTTTGCTCTAACTAAAGACCTCGGCTTAATAACATCAAGCAACGGTTCTATAATTTTATAAAAATCAGAATTTACTTGATGTTTGTCATAAAAAATATGCGTCAAATATTGTCCAGCACTTGTATCTCCTGGATAAACAACAGATGACATAAAAAACCAGGGAAAAGACTCACCCGTCAGCAATGTGTCAATATCGTTAGCAATTTGTTGAGATAAAACATTGTCAATTATTTTATGAGACATATGTTAAAACCAATTAAAATTTATTGTAAGTCGTGATTTGTCTGTACTGGTAGTACCAGTATGCGAAGTCAGCGGATTAAGGATTGAAAGTCTATTTTTAACAGACTCTATTTTTGTACCATCAGATAATTTTGTGTATCCATCATTGTCGTTCACATAATAGATAGCAGTGTAGTTATCCCAATCAGGACAATCAACATGAAAACCTTGTTCTATTATGGTGTTTGTAAGTGGATACAAATTGGCTTTTATCTTAATTAAAGCCCTTGGATTAATAAAATTAATTATTGGTTCTACTAGACTATAAAAAGTAGAATTTACTTTATAATCTTCGTAAAACGTATGTATCATGTATTGATTGGCGCCACCAAACGCAACTTCTGAGAATTCGGATGCTATAAAAAACCAAGGAAACGAACGGTTTGTTAAAAGATTTTCAATATTGTCTGCAACATGTTGTGGTAAAACATCATCAATTATTTTATTCAACATACGAAAACCATCCAGTTGCTATCCATTTTGTTTCTGTGCT